CGGCCGCGACCTGGCCAAAGAATGTCGAGGTGTCGAACAGATTGTTCGAGGTCTGGCTAAGACCCGCGCCGGCTTTCTCCGCACCCTGCGCGATCAGTCCACCAAACGAGGACGGATTGGCCTCGATACGTTGCGTATCGTCCGGCGCGGTTTTGTCCGGCGCGACCGAGGGGGTGAGGACGGAGGAGAGATCAGCCATCAGGCCGCTTTCTGGGGCGCTATTACCTTACGGCGCTCCGGATGGCTTTTCCCGATCTGGGTTTCCATGTGCCGCAGTTCGGCGTTGGCTTCGTCCAGATCGCGCGGAAGATCGATGCGGGACCACGCCACCACGACGCGGCAGATTGGCGTCGGTAAAGAAATCCCGCCGTCGCGCCACAACCACAGGAAACTGCGGGAACTATGCAGCGGCACGAAGTCGTAACCGAACAAATGCCTGCGCTCGCCAGCCCTCGGATGACGCCATTGCATACTGTGCAGTTGCGCGCCGAAGCCATGCATGAAGGTGTAGAGTTCGCCAGCCAGCCAATAAAATCTGTCGTCAAAATAGGGCGAGCTGAGGCCATATCCGTTGCCGAAGATTTTATGATCGAGCCAGAGTATCATGTTGCCGTACTTCCGCTGGCGCCCGCGATCGGGTTAAACCCTGGAATGTTCGGAAAACCGCCGCTGCCGCCGCCGCCCTGATTCCATTTGCCCGATAGCGCCGAGGCCGAGGACAGCAGCGATCCGGCGGCGCCGATATCCGCCCCGATCGGAGCCTGGGTCGCGGTCAGTTCATCGAGTCCGGCCTGGGCTTCGTCGGAAGTGGCCTTGGTGCGATAGCCATAGGCGGTCAGGTCGGCATTGTTGACCACGGTCTCGGTATCGAGCTCTGAGACTTCGCGCTGGCCGGCCTGCACGGCTTTGGCCGACCCGGTGTTGACATCGATGTTCGAAGCCGCTTGCCCCGCCTTGATCTTGCCCGCGACCTGGGCGCCCTTCAATCCCTGCGTGGTCGCCGCGACGTTGCCGGCTTGAAGGGCATAGACCGCGTTCTGGTTTTCGACGATGGCATTGTTGCTGGCGACCGCGGCCTGGTAGTTGGCGACATTGGCCGTGGCCTGCCCGCCCTCGATCGCGCCAGCGCCGGAGATTCCGGCTCCGGCAATGCCGGCGATCAGTCCTGCGGTGGCAAAGCACATCAGGCGGCATCCTCTAATTGATGGGACGCATGATACCCCATCGCGACACAATAGCCGTTGCCGACAGGAAGCCGCAGATCGGGATTGGATTCGATATGCCGGCGCAATTGCCGCCGGGCAAAGCGCGATTGCGCCGGCGCGCCGGGGCCCACATCGGCGACATGAAAGCCGAGAAAGATCGCCATCCGCAGCGCCGCTTCGTCGCCGCCGATCACGGTGGTTGCCAGTTCGCGCTTGGTCGCCATCACGCCATCGAGCTCACGCATGATCCTGCGCAGCAGCACCAGGGGATAGCGCGTGGCGGCCTCGGTCAAAACCACCCAGGCAAAGCCGGTCGCCGATGCCAGCCCGCCGGTAACGCCGCCGAGCCCCGCCAACTGCCCGTTCATCAGCAGCGCGCGGCGGTAGCTCGATTGATCGTACATCGATCGCAACTCGCGATGGGCATCCATGCCGGTCCGGGCTACAGCCTCAAGATGCTCCCGCCGCAGCCGCGGCACCATGCCACCGCAGTGCCAAGGCTTTGCCGTGGTGATCTGGAAGTGGGGGATCATGACGGCCAAATCCGGTTGTCGTCGGATTTTGACCAGCCGATTTCCCATACCGATCGCTTTGCCGGCTCGCCTCCATCGATATCCACCAGCGGCTCGCCGAGATGCAATTTCCAATCCAGCGCGCGCGGATCGTCGAGACCTCCATCGAGCACATTGCCGGTTAGAGAGGGCGGAACCAACCGAGAGATATACTTCCAATCCTCACTAACCAACGGCCCAGCATTCCATCGGAAATGCGAGGTGTACGCCTCAAAACGGTTGCCGAACTTATCAAAAACAACTTCGGACTTGCGGATCGCCGGAATCACCTTCGCCACCGGCCCAGCCGCGATCACAGCCGCCGATGACAATAGCCCGGTCAGGAGAGAGCGGCGGGAGAGGTTCATGCGGACACCTCGATGTTGGCGCACCGCATAACGTCTCTCCAGTTCTCGCCTATCGCGCCGAGACGAACCGGAATGTCACGAAAAAAATGCCGCCGTTTTCGCCCTTGAGGAAAACGTTCGGCTCGCTCATGTCGCGGATCATGGCCTCGCGAAATGAGATGCCACCCTTGATCTCGAAACGGTGCGACTGCCATTCGGGCCGCAGCATGCTTGCGCTTCACAGGTTCGATGCATTTGCGATGCCAGATCGAATTGGAATAGACGCCGAGACCGCGCGCCGCCGCCTGAAGCCGTTGAAGCCTTGTAAGCGTCATTGCTGCCCCTGCGCTCCCTGTCGCTTCGGCCATTGACTTTGCGGCGCATCGCCTTCCGCCACCTCGGGTATAATCGCCAGAATATTCATTGGCAACGGATTATCCTGCTGCAAAGCCACTTGTCCGGGGGTCTGATAGCCGCCAAAGGCCGAAAGGCGCGCATCCCCGGTATACAGCGGCTGGCACAGCGCGTTGTAGCTTGGAATCCCCTTGTCCGGAACGGCGGAGAGGCCCGCGGGGGGCCAGACCGGCGCCAGTTGCGGCGGCGACAGCGTCGAGCCGTCGACCTGGTTGGTGCCGAGTTTGATGCCCCGCGAATTCTCGATTCGCACCGTGACGTCGGAAATCTTCTTGCGCTGGCCCTGAATGGTCGGCTGACCCGCCTCGAGATAGACGGTCTGAAACTGGGCCTGAAAGCCAAGCCCCAGCGTGATCGCGGAACCGGTCATGCTGTTGGGAAACGTGACCTTGCCGAATTGATCCACGGTCGTGGGCGGCATCACATTGCCGTCGATCAGACCGGTGACCGCAAGCCCTGCGAGGTGCCGCAGGCCATAGACCGAGGTCACCGGCGCGGTCATGGTCCATGAGCCGGCAGGCGCACTCAGGGGCACGGTAGAGCCCGGAATCACCGATGTGATCGGCACCAGAATGTTGGCGGTGACATGCTCGTTGTCGGTATAGGCGGTTATTTCGGCGATGCCGCCGCCGATCCGCAGGAAACTGCCGACATTGCCGTTGGAAAATACCGCCGCTGAGGCTGTAAAGGTCGCGGAATTGTCCAGCGTGATGGTGGCCGAGGCACCCGAGCCGCCGGCGCTCCCGGCCGGATCCGAGATCACCAATTGGGGCGAGACATAGAGCGTGCCTTCATTGCCGGCAAACGAGACCGCGGTGATGACGCCCGCCACAATGGTCAGGCTGGGGGTGGCCGCGGTTCCGGTGCCCTGGCCGTTCTCATCGACCACAAAGGCAAAGGTAGCCGCCGAATAGCCGGAACCACCGACCAGGTTGGTCACCCCGGAACATTTGCCGGCCCCCGTCGCCGAACTGGCGGTCAGGATCGCCGCTGGCGTCGGCTGGGTCAGACTCAAGCCGCAATCGACCGCCCAGACGTCTTCGGCGGCCTGCCATTGCCGGTTGTCCATCCGCTCGATGATGTAGGTATTTTGCCCGGCGCCATAGGTGGTCGGGAATCGCTGCGTGGCCACATAAAGCGCATCGACCGGCGGCTCGATCACGTTGCAGTTGCTTTTGAAGAGGCCTTGGGTGTCGTGGCGGGCCCAGCCCCTGACGTCCTCGGATTTGAGCCAGGTAAACGACAGCATCGCGCCGTCGGAGCGCACGGTCCAGAACAGCTTGTAAGGCGAGCGGCACCAGGCATGCGAGACAAAACTGTACCCTGCGAACAGATGGGTGGAGATTTCGGTGACGTCGATCGGCTCGCTCAACGCATAGAGCTGGTAGGGCTGGTCATAATAAAACTGCGAATTGGCGTCGGCAAACAGCACGTCGTAATTGATCTTGATCGGCTGCAACGTCGGCGAGCAGCCGATTTCCGGCTGCGGGTTGGCGTCCTGTGAGGTTGGCGAGATCGGCGAGGCATTGGTGGCAAACGATCCGGCGCCGACCAGCAGCCAGGTCTGCAAACCCGTGAACACCAAAAGACCGCCCGCGGTCTGGATCATCCACTGGATGCCGTTGACCTGGACCGACCACGGCGAGCCGGTGATGGCGTCCGAATCGATCGGCGGCGAGCGGGTGTCGAAATTGGTGAAACTGCCCGGCTGGCTCATCCAGTAGGTATCAGGATTGTTGATCGAATAGGCATAGACCCGGCGTTCCTGGAAATAGCCGATGGCCCCAGGATAAGTCCCGGTCTCCGGTCCAACCGCAAGCGCGCCCGTGGCCGCGCCGCCCCCGGTCACCGTGATCGTTAAGGTATCGCCAGACTGATAGCCTGACCCGGCCTCCTGCACGATCACCGCCACAAGAGCATTGGAGACAATCACCCCCTGCAAGACCGCGCCGCTGCCGTTTACGGATGTGATCGCGAACGTCACACTGGATACCGTGCCGGTGCTTGTAGAAACATTGACGGCGGTGATCTGGCCGCGCGCGAACGGGTTCTGGTGGGTCGGCGGCACCTGCGTCAAATCCGGCACGATCGCCGACGGGCCATCGATCAGTTGCGTGCCGAAGGCTGAGCCGGCATAGCCAAACAGCGAGCCTGCCGGCACCGCCGCGCTATAGGCCGGAAACGCCTTGTAGACGTTATATTCGGTAATGCCTGCGACCGCAGGCCAGGTCACGGTAATCGAGCCTGCGGTGGCCGCGATATCGACCGCAGACGCCACAGCCCCGATCGAGGATGCAATGCTTTCCGAACCGTCATTGGCTACCGACGTCACCACATAGGCATAATCGACGCTGCCCGAGGTCGAGGTTGCGACCGTCACCGAGGTCGGCGGGGTCGCCGAGGGTGCCGGAATGACCGGCGTCAGCTGCCAGTTACTGTCGCTCAAGCGCTCCAGATCCTGCGGCGGGTATTCGGCAAAAGTGCTCTGATTTACACAACACAGAGACATCACGTCGGCCGATTGGGTGATCTTGAGATACTCCAAATCGGCCTCGGCGTAGGGCATCGCCAATGTATAGATGCGCGCCGCCCCGCCGCCACCGGTATAGGTGCCAAAGGTCGTCGAATTTATGCCGTTGCCATAGACGTCATTGATGGCAAAACTAGACCCTCCCGCCGCAGCTACGACCGTCAACCCGTTAAGCTGCGGCATGCCTGCGGTATTCGACAGCACCAGCCAATCTCCGGCACTCAGTGAGCCCGGTGCATTCCATGTGACATTGAACTGCGCCCCCACCCCGGTCCCGCTGGTCGCCGAAATCCCCACGGGATTGGTCGGCAATACCGTATAGGAGCCAGCAGTTTGGACGGTGACTGCGGCGGGGCCAAACACCAATGTGTTGAAGGTGGCTCCCGTTCCGGTGCCAGTGGTGGATTGTTGGGTCAAACCCGTCGCATTCGCCGTGAATATCCCGGGCGTGGACACGGTCACCGACTGCACGCCCATCACGAGATTGAAAGTCGGCGTATAATAGCCCGGATTGCTAGGAATAAATCCACCGCCGATCGCCAGATCCGGCTGCGTCGGGTTGACGGTATAGGATCCGCCGCTGGTAATCGAGTTAATAGCCGTGACCTGGCCGCCCGATACCGTCACGTTCATTACCCACGCGCCGCCAGGGGCCGTCCCGGTTTCGCCGATCAGCGTCTGGGTGCCATTGGTGCCACCGTGCCCTGGATTGACGATGGTCGCCGAAACGACGGTTGTCCTGGCAACCGTGACCACAGGTGCCTGGGTTTGCGTGCCGCCCGCCAGGGTAATGCGATCGCCTGGAACATATCCGACCCCCTGAGCATTGACGCTGGCAGTTACCAGCGCGGTACTAGCCAGTAGCAGGGCCGTCGCAGTGATAAATGTACCACCGGCCAGCGTCACCGTATCGCCTGGGGCATAGGATGCCGAGACGCCCGCAATGATGGATGAGGCTGAAGCGGCGCTACCGGTGGCCGAGACCGTCATCACTGCGGGATTGGCTATGGTTATCCCCGTGATAACAAATTGATTTGGCTCCGTAACAAAGGTGCCATCGGAAATCACCCGCATATAGAAGTTGCCGAATTCGAGCGCCAGGCCCTGGTTGGTTGAAAACTGGAACGGCAACAGCCGCGGCGGGACATTTCGTCCGGTCTGTTTGGAGAATCCGACGAAAGAAGTCCCGGCCCGCGAATAATAGCCGCCGTGAAACGACGGCCAGCCGTTGCGCATGGTGGAGCAGGCCGACGCCATCCGCGCCAGATCGACATGGCCGAACATCGAAGGCGAGACTTCGCCTGATGTGAGGGAGGATTTCAGGACGGGGACGGACACTAGGTTCGCACCCTCGCGATCTCGGGTTCATCGGTCTTGTTGGTGCCGATGCACCGCCCCGCCACGATAAAGCCATGCCAGCACGATCCGCAATTCACTGAAGGGTTAAACGTCGGTGTCTCGACATTGCCATCCCAGTCCCATTGTGCGATGCCGCCGTTCTGGCCCTGGCCGTCGCGCTTCAAATCAGTGCGGCCGGCGATGATCAGATTCTCGCAACGCCGATCGGCCTTCGGACAGTTGAAGCTAAAGCATTGCGCCGAGGCTGCCGTAGCAGCCTCCCAGTCCAGCGTGAAGAAGCGGACCTTGGCGTCGCTCATTCACCGGTCCCTCGCCGCGTGCTGTGGGACGATCATCGTGATGCCGCTTTCGGTCTCAAGGACGATGCGACCACTGATCGCTCGAAAGTCTACCGGTGCGCCGAGGTCTTTCGGGACAACACAAAGCAGTTCCGTTCCCGGTCGCCGCTTGGTCGCCTCGTCGCCGCTGACGATATCGATCAATACGCGCTCCCATCGCTAAACCCCACACTGTCCCAGCCATAGCCGAGCACGCCGAGCTCGCCAAAGCCCGCGCCCCATGAACCGCCACCGAAGCCGCCGCTATAGCCATAGCCGCCCGAGCGTCGCGCCTGCATCCAGTCCACAGGAATATCGGTGGAATACCAGCCCTCGTTGCCATCGACGGCGCGCGCGGCCGCCAGCTTTTCCTTGACGTTCATGATCAGCGCCGGGCGAATTTGCAGCGCCAGTTTCTTGTCCTTGTGCAGAGCGAGGCAGGTTTGCGAGGCCAGATAGGCCACCATCGCTTCCCGAAACAGCGGGTCCCACACGCTGGGATAAACCATCAGCGCGGTATAGACGCACAGCGCCTGCTTGACATTGGCCAGCACCACGGTGCGACCCTCGGGCGAGACGCCTTGCACCTCCCAGTCGATCTGTCCCGGCGGCGGCGGATAGTTGAAATCGGTCGCCACGGTGAAGCGCGCCGGGACGAGTCTTTGGCCGGTTTGCGGCGACGGATTCTCGCCGGTATAAAGCGGCGTTTGCGGAATCTGGATGTTGGTCGGCGGCACCGGCGGGGTCAGGCCCGGCCCGTTCCAGGGCACGAAGCGGACTTTCATGCAGTCCGTGGGGTAAGAAAATTCATAGAGCCACGGCACCACGACTTTATTGCCGACACCAGGGGTTTGCCCGGTGGCGTCGGCCAGCAAGGTCAAGGGCGCAGTCTTGCGGGCAAAGCTCCAGTTGGCGCCGCGCAACAATTGCCGCAGGCATTCGCCGTAAGCCCGCAGCAATATCTGGGCCTCGCGGGTACCTTCCTCGAGATCGCCAATCGTTTTGTCGACGCCGGCGGCGTCGAGCGCGCGGTTGGCGAGGTCTTGCGGGAGATTGGCCACCTAGCCCCGCTCCATTTCCGCGATCGCCTTGTCCATCGGCGCATCGTTGATAATCAGTTTGGCGGTCTCGAGCTGCACCAACAGCAGCGCCATCGGGCGTTCCAGTTCGGCCGACAATGCCTCGACGAAATCAGGCTCCCACGCCGTCGGATCGGTGACCTGGCCGGAATACGTCAGGACCGCATTGGCGACGTTGCAGAGAATGACCTGGCCGGTGGCCGGCGCCACGGTGTCGTTGGCCTCGGTGAACACCACGGGTTGGGGGTCCATCACCGGCAGGAACAGCGGCACGCCCTTGATGGCGCGGATTTTGAGGCAATCGGTGGGCCTGGCATATTCGAAAAGCCACGGCAGCGGCGGATAGGCGGTCGACCAGGTGGTGGGCGGGATGTAGCCGCCGGGCGGCGCGGATTTCAGCAGAACCAGATTGAGGTTGCGCTCGGCAAAGCCCCAGTCGTTCTGCCGCATCAACTGATCGCGGGTCTGGGCGTAGAGGTCGAGGGCTTTCTTGGCGGCCTTGGAGCCATCATAGAGATTGCCGATGCGGCCGGGATAGCCGATCCGGGCCAGCGTGAGATTGAGGACGTCCGCTGGGCTGGTAACCGAAGCCGGCATTTATCAATCCCACCTCTGTTCGCCCAGCCGCTCGAACATCTCGCCACTTTCCAGCATCGCCGCGGCGGTATCGGGCCGGCCTTCCAGCGCCATCGCAAGCGCCGAAGAAAGGATCCGCACCACGGTTTCGCGAAACAATGGATCCCAGGTCGATTCGGTCGGCGCGTTGTTGTATATCGCATTCGCGGCTTGCTGGTTAGACCAGATCACCTTGGTTTGGACGCTAGCCACAAGCGTATTTCCGACCGCCCAGTTGACCGGCAAGGGGTTGTTGGGGTCGGCGAGCGCCGCCGGCATCAATTGCCAGATCTCGACGCCGTTGGTCGGGTAGAGGTATTCGTTGGCCCAGCCCAACGGGAAACTGACATTGCCGCTAGCCGTCAGGGCTACGTTGTTGCGGGCGAAGTCCCAGCCGAAACGGCGGCCGACCGCGCGCACGGTCGGGGTATAGAGATATTGCAGGGCGACGCCGGCCGGAGAGGAATCGAAGGTGGGAGCTTGGCCGGTGACCAGCGGCTGGTTGTCGCCGATCAGCTGGATCGCTTCGTTGGCGACGGCGTTGGAGGAATCGGCCATCAAAAAATCCTGCCTGATCCGGCTATTGTGCCGGTGGAACGGCGGGGGTAACTGCGGGCGGTACTGTCTTGGCTTCCAATTCCTTGATTTTCGCCTGGGCCTTGGCGAGTTCTTCCATCAGTGCGGTTGCCCGCGCGTTCGCGCCTTGAAGCTGCGCCGCGAGATTGATACCGGAAACGAACAAGTTACCTATAGCTCGCTCGATCTGATCCTGCGGATTCGGCGGCGGTTGTGTCTGCGCCAGCGCGGACGTTGCGGCGAACAAAGACAGTCCGATGATAAGCGCTCTCACTTACAGTTCTCCGATGTCTTTTCGTCAGTGGATATCTTGAGGCCGCACTCCGGATTTCGGGGGAGCAACGCGACAATGGATTTTCTCACTTGCAAGGTCTCCCAAATCAGCCGGTTCTTTCGAACTCCGAGGCGTTAGCGTTATCGTTAGCCGGAATCAGTTTTAGATCAAGGCTCGCGGTGCTGCCACAAATCCAGTTTATGGTATCGCCGGTCAGCGACGTGCCGCCGATGGTCAACTGCGTGGTCGATGTCGTTACCGTCAGCGACGCAATGGCCGTTCCGGACGACACCACACACCTCGGCGCAGCGCCCCATGTGGTTCCGAAGTTGACAACGCAAGAAGCCAAAACACCACCGCCTGCCACTACAGTTCCAAAGGTGTCGCCCCCGGAAGCGGTCGGTGACCCGGTGCCACATGATGAGATTGTTGGCGCGGTACTTGTCGCCAGAATATGGCTGCTCGCCGAAAGCAGGCCGTTAACACAAAGAATATTGGAGCCGATGGTGCAACCGTTAAGCGCAAGCGACACAGTGGTGATCAAGCCGGTATTATAAATGCTGGTAGAGTTGCCAATTACCGTCTGGCCGGTCGATGTATTTCCAATATTGATCGTGCCACTTCCCTTGGCGTTAATAGTTAGATTTTCAGCAGCGCCGCTTGATATGACGGACAGCGCAAGACCGCCAGCGGCGGCGGCGGATTTAACATTCAGACCAGTCGCACTGCTGGCAGTCGATGCGTCCACGTTGAATGCGGGGTTGGTCACGCCGTTAAGTCCGACAGCCAGCGCGTTCGCCGACGCCGACGTGATTGTGTGAGCAGCGCTGGTTAGGGAGGTAAACGCCGCCGTCCCGCCGCCCGTGATGTTATTGCCGCCCATCGCGATGGCACCGCCTGCGGTAAAGGCGTTGATGGTGGTCGCGGCCAAGGTTCCGAGGGTCGTGGTCCCTGCAATGGATTGGCCGCCAGCGGTGGTGACGCAGGTCGCGCAGCCGATTGTCCCGGATGTCGTGAAGGTGCCGCCCGTGATTGGCCCTGTGGTCGCCACGCTGGTAACAGTCCCCCCTGAACTGGTCGAACCGGAGCATCCTGTTCCGGCGTTCGACAGATCAGAACAGGATAACTGACCGACTGTGACGTTGGCTCCCGAACTTGCCTGTTTCAGAACTTGCGAAGCGCCTCCCGTGGCGGCAAGGCTTACACCCGTTCCACCGTTAGCAACAGGCAAAATCCCGCCAATCACAAGCGGAGAGCCTAGGCTGACACGCACCGCCGTCCATTTGGAAACGCCATCGGTTTCCAGTTCGACATAGCCGAAGGCCGCGTTGAACGCGACCTGGGTGGTATTCGACGTGTTGATCGTATCCGAGCCGTTCGGCGCAATCGAAACTGTATTGCTCGAAGTGACCGTTCCGCTTTCATCATCGATCAGCATGCGCTGGCCGGGATTCATGGTGCTAGCGGCGGGGAGGGTAACAGTCCGCGCTGCCGACATGCTGCCAATCTGGGCCAGCAAATAGGTCGCGTTGGTCGCGACTGCATTGGCGTTCGAAAACGTGCTGCGCTGGTCGATGGCCAGATTGACGCGGGCGCCGGGAACTGTTGTGGCGTTCGTGCCGCCCTCACTGACAGGCAAGGCCGTGTTGGCCCCAGTCGGATTGTTGCTGCGGCCAACATAGACGCCAGAGTTTGAATAGATCCCGGATGCGTTGCCGGAAAACACCGTTGCCGTGACGTTGGCAGTGCCCCCATTGACGATACCGTAGCCCCCGCTAGACGCGATGATCCCGCCGACTACACTGAGGTTTGCCGTGTTAGTTATGCCGTTAGTGTTGCAGGCAATAATCGTTGCGCCGCTCATCGTGATCTCTCCGGAATTATTTCCGGTAAATTGAAGGCACGGCCCCGACGTGTTAATCTCGGCAAAGATATTGTTGATCTGATGCGGCCCCGAGGATGTGTTGTAAGTGTCGAAGTAAAGTTCGACACCCGCGTCCGAACCGTAGAATCCGCCGAACATACGAACGCCTTGGACAGAAACCGTCGAATTTCCGTTGAAACTTGCGCCGCCAGAGCCCCCCGCAAATGAGAATGTGTTGGTCCACGTCCCCATGGTGACTTGGCTGTTGATTGCCGCGGTCGCGGGCGCGATGACGTGATAATTCCAGCCGCCGTTGTTGCTGGAAATCACTGTGTCGAGATACCACTGATATTGATTGGCGACGGTCGGATTTTGCATCACAACGCCGTCCGAGACGTTGTTGTGGACATAGGAGTTTTGGAATTTGCCATACCCTGTCGACGACAAGCTGACCCCCACAAACTGCTTTTCGACTTCGATATTATCCAGCACCGGATTGTCGTTGAAACCGTTGAACAGGATCCCGGTGCCGCCAGCGATGGCTGTACCGACGCGCGTCACGCCAAGGTTTTTGATGACCAGACCGGGGACGGCGGCGACGACCGAAATAACGGGAGTGTTGGTGGCGCCGCCATAAACCAGCACCGAGCTTCCGGTGTTGATATTGCTGCTGTAGGTTATGCTGTTGATGCCGGTGATCATTGCGAACGAAAGATTGCCGAAGGTCAAGGTCGAGCCGACATAGCAGTTCTGCGGGATCAGAACGGCCTTGTAGGTATTGAGCGCGGTCTGGATCGCGTCGTGATCGTCGGTGCCGGTAGTGCCGTTCCAGTCGCATTTGGCCCCGGCAAGCATCACATTGACCGGGGTGACCACGGACACCGGATATTCGCCGAGCACCCCTGCATTATCGTAGAAGATCCCGCCCGCCTGCCGCCCGGAGCCCGCAATCGTGGTGACACCATTGGTGAGCCCGGCGATGCCGCCACCTGGCGTATAACAGGTTCCGTTGGCGCATAGTGTCAGCGGCAGCGGAGTAGCGATGCCGCCCGCGCCGTAGGTAATCAGGCCGCCGGTCTGACCGGCCTGCGTCGCGTTCGGCGAACTGCACAGGAAATGATAGCCGGTCGGATTATTGATCGGGGCGTCGAAGTTGCAGGAATTGGTGTTGAAGGGACCGGTGCCCTGGCCGACATAAGGCGGCGATCCAGTGCCTCGGGCCGTGATCCCGAGTTCGGAGAGACCGATCCCCGCATTGCCGCCGCCGGCCGGGCCCGAATCCTGGACCACGGCCTGGCCGGAACCTTGCCCGACATACATCGGGGCATGGCCCGGGGCCCATGGCCCGCCCTGCAGCAGCGTTGATTGCGCGAAGGCAGGAGCGGCAGCAAACAGCGCAAGCAGCAGGATCGGGATGCGGCGCAAGGTTTTGCCCTCAGCAGTGGGTGACGAAACCGTTGATGACGGCGAAGCTCGAACTCGGCGTCCCCGAACAGGAAACCGGAACGATGCTAGTGCCGTTGATGTTCCAGTTCAAGGGCAACGACGCGGCGCCGCCCGATGCTCCAAAGGAAATCAGCCCGACATTACCTGTGGCATTCGGCGAAAAACATAGCCAGTGATAGCCAGCCGCTGACGTGATCGGGCCGTCATAGAGACAGGACACCGAACCGAAGGGGCCGGTGCCCTGGCCGACGTAAGGTGCAGATCCGGTGCCGCGGGCCGTGACGCCAATCTCGGCGACGCCGGTGCCGACCCCGCCGCCTTGCGCCGGCCCGGCGTCGATCAGCACCGGCTGCGAATTGGAAATGCCGTAGATGCCGACGTGGCCGGGCTGCCACGGGCCGCCCTGCAGGATGGCGTTCTGGGCCAGTGTGGGGGAGAAGGTGGCACATACGCCCAGCAGCAAGGTGAATGCACGAGCCGAGGACAACAATCCGGTCATCTCAGAACTCCATTTGGCAAGACAAAAGAGCAAGGCCCAAATCGCCGCCGCTGTCAAGATGTAGTCGCGGAGGGTCATGGGAAGTGATAATTTTCCAGCGCGTTATACGATTTGAACGGTGTTCCGTAGATGGGGGACTGGAACCGTTTGCGCTCCTACCTGTGAGGGATCTTGCGGCATCCTAGTATCCAAGCAGCAGCATTATTAGGCAGAAAACCATCCCCCAAAGCGCGCAGTTGATGGCGAGGGCGGTGCGCATTAGTAAGGCAGTGCCGTGTTGCGCGTCACTTCCGCCTGCCACGTCGCATCCAAATTCTGATATTCAGTCGTGAGCGCGCCCCAGCCGTAGGGCGACGGCCAAGCATGACCCCATCTGATCGATCCAGGTTGATCGAGTTGGATGAAATCAGCAGGCGCACCAGCTTGAACATTATTGAACGCGTTGAAATATGCCATCCAACCAGTAGCCCACGCAGCAGACTGTTTGACATAAAGCAAGAACTCATTCTGCTGAGAAAAACAACCGTAAAACTCAGTAGTTGATCCGGTCGAAGCGTTGTTCAGCGTGCCGCTGCTACCGCTCACGGTTACCGTCGTCATTGCCGGGATGTTAGGCGAGATAATGAAATCCCCCGAAGGGCAACTGCCTGAAAGAAACGTCACCCCCGTGCCGCTGGTTGTTAGGAAGCCTGTAGCATCGGAAGCGATTGATAAATCCCAGCCTCCCTCATAACCAATAACTTGCTTTGTTGGGAATGAAGTCGCTAGCGCGCTCTCGAATTGAGGCAGGATATTCAACGCATAGTAGTCGATGCTCTCATGCTGTGACGAATTGCCCGTCACATAAGTCATGTAGCTTGCTGTATTCGCGGCCTGCGCAGTTGGATTTCCAATGTTTCCGGCCCAAGATGCAGCGAGCGTACTAAGCGGAGCGGTGCCTGTGCTGTCATAGACATAGGCTGCCATCGCCAAATAATTGTGAACCGCCATCGTGGCAAGACCGCCAACATTCAGCGGATCAGTCAACGTCAAGCTGTTGCCAAAAATACGGACGGTGTTGGGACCGCTATTTCCGAAT